AGCAGCCTCGGCATCCTGACCGCTAGTAAAGTTGTTGTCTTCAAAACTGCCCATTGTCGTGTCTAGCGCTTCTCGAGCCTCGCCCTCGAGCGCCGTATTCCGCTGATTGTTGGCGGTGATAGCAGCGCTTCTGGCTTTGTTCGCTTTTTTCTGCGCTTGGTTTTGCAAATAAACGCCGCCTACAGTTGAAGCGATGCCTAGTGCTAGGGCTGGATTACACATTAGCTTACTACCTTAACTGAATTGCCCTGGAACGGCGATGAAACGCCAACCAGAGACTGTGGTGCAGATGCGCCTGACTTGAGAGACAATGATGCCGCACCAGGCGCTTGCGTATATGTTGCTGTCGGGTTCATCGCAGATACCTGATCTGCCTTCACCTTGTCGTACCCCTGGAAAAACTCCATTGGGTTCTTCGCCCCAGGCGCTTTTGCTTTATCGATACGACCAGTAACGTCAAAGTTCTGGATATTTGCTGTTTGTGCATCGATGGCTTCTTGTGTTGTAGCGCCGCCCACCAATGCAGTCAGTTCATCGCCAAACTTTTGCCGCTGAGTCTCCGCATCTGCTTTTTTCTGTTCCGCATACTGGGCAGCAGCATCATTGATACGCTGTTGCTCAACGCCTTTTTGAGTGTCCAAACCAGAAATTGCAGTGTTTAAGTCATCTTGTGACATCAAGCCAGCTGCTTTGAACCCCTGGTATATACCGCGCAACGAGTCATCGTAGGCTTCTTGTAAGCCTGACATGGCAAAATCGCTATATGATGAGGACAAGTCGCCATAGTAATCATCGCTAAAGGTATTAGCGAACGCCTCTGCTAGTTCTTTTTGTTTTTCGGCTAAAGCGGTTGCGCGGCGATCTCTGGCCAACTGTAAAGGGTCGGGGCCAGGGTTGTAGGTAGTGTTGCCGCCACCGCCTTCTCCACCAGGCCCACCTGGAGGATTAGGGCCGAAATTAGGATCTCCAGAATATACCCTGCCACCAAAAAGACCGTCATCGCTGTAAACGCCCTTAACATTTCCAGCGCTATCAAAAACTGGATCTCCGCCAGCGTTTAATTTATCAATCATATTTTGATTGCTGTAGTTGCCAACAGTAGCGTTCAACACATTGAAAGCGCCAACGCCAGGCATAGCGTTTTCCCAACCAGAATTTTTGAGGTTGTTTGTGTTTTTCTCTATTCTGTCATTCAACTGACCAATAGCTTTTTCTCGCTGGCTCTCTGAATAACCTGGCACACCTGTTGGGCCTGGGTCGTTGAGGTTATCGCCGCTGTCATCATTGCTTTCAGATGCCATTTCAAACTCCTTAATGCACAGATGCCCCTTCTGGCACTTCTATTTTCTGCTTCAGCATTACGCTGCTGATCCTATCGTCTTGCGCGGTGCGTCTAAAAAACAACCGCCGCCCTGGGTATTGTTCAGCCATCCATTTGTAACTGTGTCTGCACATATCAGAAGCACCGCCAAATGGGGCTATAATATCCATGATCCATATGTTGCCTTCGGTTGGTTCGGTCATCCAATCTTCCAGGTCAATCAAACCGCGCCTGGCTATAAACTGGACCTCGACCTCTGGCTTTAGGATCGTGTAGCTAAGAAAGCCAATCAAATCGCTATCTTCGCTATCGTAATAAAGTCTGCACCTTCCGTTCAAAATTGCTGGCACAACCAGCCTTTCAATGTGTTCAATCGTGTATTTCTTATGCACTTCACTACACGACATCAGTTTCATCACCTCTCCGATTACTGTGTAAAGCATCGGATAAGGCATAAAGTCCTCAGTTTGAGTCCTTGATGGATGAGGAGTCCCCTGCATTAAACAATCCGCTCAAGTTGTACCTATTTTTGTTTCTGCGCTCTAAATCCATTTGCGTGGCAATGCCTTCGGTAACACCAGCAAACAAAGCGCCGAGAGGCGAAAATGCTGGCAACTGGGTAAGGCTTTGCGCTCTGGAAGCAGCTGAAGCCGCAGCCAGGGTTGGATCAGCGATATTTTGGTTTTGGCTATACAGATCAGACTTAGCGCTTTCGATAGAGTTTCGCGCCTGGTTGCTATATTCGTTGGCCTTATCAACAATCCCGCGAGACTGCATATCAAAGTCTTTTTTAAGGTCAGCAAAGCGCCGCGCTTTCACGGAACTGTTAAGCAAGCCACTTCTTGCTAGGGCAAGCGTTAAGTCCCTGGTCGCTTCCTTAAACTGGTCATCCAGCTGCGGGGTTGCATAGTCAAGATAAGCCTGGCTCCGATCTTCATAAAAAGCCGGATCAAATTGGGAGAAAGACATATCAATAGCCTCTTTCCCTTTGCGAACTCTAGCCTGGCGCTCTTCTTCTTGTCTGCGCTGTTCGGCTGCTCCGCCATCTCCGCCACCACCAAAACACATTAGCTTATTACTCCTGGTCTACGCCATTTCAGTGACCCAGGCTTTGCACCTGGTTTGCGGACATAGGTGAAATTTACAAAATTTTCTCCGTTCCGCCCGAATCCTGGTAAATCACTCTCTTTTTTCAGCCCTATAAACTCTAACCAACGATGAACCTGGTCATAACCTTCGATAGATTGCGCCTCTACACGATGGGCATTTCCACGATCCAATGCTGGTATTATATCCCGAATAACGCATCTTGTCAGAAAACTGCCTACTTTTTGGAAGTTGTCTGTCGCAAAAAGCCCCAAATGCCATACTCCAGGGCGCAGCGGCAAGTAAGACACTATGCCAACAGCGCCATCAGAGTCGCCAAAAGCGTACACGTTTTCATGGTCTTTCAACGCAAACATAAGGTATTCCGCTAGTTCTTCACGCTCATCTGCCCAGGTTACACACAGTATTTCATCATAATCCCGCTGCCGCATATTCATCGCGACTTCATATATTTCCTCTGGCAAAGCGGGTCTGAAAAACATTATCCAGACTCCGATTGGTTATAATGAATTGCAATGTTGCCGAGAGTTGCAGGGCCGTCAGCCGTACAAACCAACTTAGGCGCTATATGAGTTGAGTAGCCAGTCATTGTGGCCCGACCCACGCCGTATGTAGTTTGGTAGACTGTCGCCACCTCTTCAAGCAGCGTAATATCTGTAGGGTCTGTAGCCACATACATCGTCCAGATATTGTCGCAAGTGACATCGAGGCCATAAAAGTCCTTAAATGTCGCTGGCGCAGATCCATCCAAAAACGGCATTTGCACAGTAACCGTACAATTATCGTATTCAGTGCCGTCCTCGCCGCCCAGGGAATATAGCTTGTTACCGCTGCGGCATAGCACCTGACGTCCATCATAGGCCCACTTATTGACGGTAAACCCTGGCTCGTATATCGACCAGGCGCTTACTCTGGATGATGGGTAATAACTAAACACATAGATGGTAGAGCCTATAGCTAACAGATAACGGCCATCTCGAGGCTCGAGGATCGCCTGGCTTATTTCTGCTTCGGCCCTGTTGTTCTTGATGCCGTCAGTTATAAGGTTGTCAATCGGGTTCCCAATATCGCCAACAAACGCAGCGTTCGATGAGTCCCTGGCTCTCAGACTTCTGATGCCGGACAGTGATAGGTAAAACACATCGTTGTCCCCAAACTCAACAACACTGTCTGGAGCAATCGTTCCAGTGTTTTGCAGAACCTGGATCTGCTGGTTTAGCGCCTCATCCGCATCCACAAACCAGATCTGAACCGCTTGTTCAGCTAAGATAGCCAAATTATCAAAATAGTTGGCGATGGCTTTTAGGTCTTCAGATCCTTTCGCGTTGTTCGCCAGGTTAATAAACCCAGCGCCCAAGTTTGCATCGTTCCACTCGTTTGGATCGTCAACCGCAGAAAAGTGAAGCAGCGAGTCAGAAAGCGCATACATTTTGGTTTTAGCGGGGCGAACAAATCGACCAGGCGTATAACCCTGGATTGCGCTGGCCGTAGCGCCGCCATCGAGGTAGTTTTGCGCCGGAGGATCAAAGGCCGTTGTTACGTTGCCTGTTGTAGTGACAGAAACGATAAGGTTATTAGCCTGTGTGCCGGACTGTTTTGCGATGATGTTTACATATTGATTAACAGCCGTTGCTTCGTATTCTGGCGCTGAAGCAAAGTCATTGATGGCGTCAGCTAAGTTTTGCGCTGTCACCGTATGTGAGGTCTGCCAAATTACCTGACTACCGATAATAGATACGCCGTCCACTGTAATGTCTGTGACGGCATTATCAACGCCACCACTCATATGATTTACGTTGCCGATAGTGACAGCACCGTTCACGCCATAACTGACCTGGAAACCGTTATAGGCAATACCGTGTGTTGGCGCAGTTATAGTAACCACGGCATTTACAGCAGCCGCTGTATACCCGCTTCCACCGCTATTGATTGCCTGGGCTACATTAGCAGCTGTCGTATTGTTTAACCCTGTATGCGGGACAGGCGCTGCAAGCAGTTCAACATTGTTGACACGCAAAACACGCAGATCGTCACCAGGGTTTGCTGTGCCACCAGTTATCTCGAAAGAAGCTGTTGCTGGTGTCCCGCCAAAAGAACCAGCTGTAATCTCCACAGTTGCTCTAGCACGGCCATCGAACCAGTCAGTAATACGAGCGCCATCGTAATAATGGTAGATCCGGCCATCAGCAAACTGCGCCGCTGCATACACTAACCCATTATAAAAATCGACAGACAGAACCTCTGTCAGTTCTTCGCCGGATGGATGCTGCAACTGGATGTAGTTAATGTTTGACGGCGTTCCTGGTGCGAAAGACACATTAGCCGGAGCGTCAGACCCAAACACATAGATCTGGCCACCAGAAGCTGCCAGGCTAAAAGTATTCGATGGGAGGTCTGCAAGCTCAACAAACGCATTGCGCTTCTCAATCTCTCCGCCTCGGTTCACATGGGCATTAGTTAGAGTGACAAGCGTACCAGGGGTTGAGGTTACGTTTGATCGCCTAGCATCCAGGCCGCCCCTAAAATCTTCGACCAGAATATACGGCATAGCTTATGGATACCTTGCAATAAGGGGTGGCCCTTTGGGACGGTACATCCCTTCCGGCTCACCGCCGCCAATGACAAATGTTTCCGTCTTAGCCATTCTTGCTTTGAGACGGTTATAGTGAGCCTGGGCTTGAGCCAGCTTGTTTTGTGCATCGCCCTGTTTCTGCCGCGCAAGTATTTCCGCAGCTGCATAGAGTGTGATTAGCTGGTCATCCAGATCCGCCAGGTCGCTGTCATTGACCAGGGGCGTCAGGTTTCTGATACCGTAAATACGGACATCATTGGCCCCAGTCGCTGCAACACTGTTGACGGCTGGGATAGGCCAAAACTCAATTTGGTCGTTTTGGTAATTGTCGTATTTACGGATCGGGGTGGTGCGAACGCCCAGGTCACTATCATGTTGATTGTATTCTGGTGCGCCAATGCCGTATTTTAGCTTAGTCCAGACATTGCCGTGCTTTGTCTCGACACGCTCGATACGCTCAAAAACCACATCACTAGGGAGATTGTAATAGCGCTGTCCGGCGTTAATAGAAATATCACGCTGAACACGCAAAAACGGCCAGCTGTAGTCATCCCACAGTCGCCGCTGCACCCTGGTAATCGTATGTATCAGGACATCCCGCGTTGATCTGCCCAGGTTTGGCTGTAACGAGTGTCCAACCTCTGCCCTTAAATCATCGATCAGCTGCCCTAGTGATGTGCCTCTTGCCATTTAGACCTACCCTTCTACATAAGCCTCGTTCTCTGGCGTTTCTGGGTTGTCGGCAACAAAATGACCAGCTTTTGTCCTGGCTCTTTTGCGTGGGGCCGCTTTCTTTGCAGCCTTTGGCTTTTCGAGTCCGGCTTTCCAAACAGCGTCAAAAAACTCTGGCTGGATTCTGGCTTCTTCTATTGTCTTAGGCAGTTCGCCAAATTGATTGAACAGAGCAGCGATCTTGTGATCGCCATAAAAACGACCAAGGCGGTCACGCTCTTGTTCGCTCGTAGTGTCTTCTTTCTTAATCACTTTGATGTGACTAACAGCATCGGCCCCATGTAAGTGCTGCAAAAGCAGAATCTCTGGGACAGAAACAATAGGTTTTGGCACAACTGACCGAATATCCCCACCGATGGCCACCGTGCAACTGCAAAACTCAAACATTCATTCCTCCTGTTAGAAACGGAGGGGCGACACCGCCGCCCCTCCTGGGGAGATCTAGGCGATCTCGTAAACACCGTGACAGTTCAGCTGAGTGGCTGAGAGAGTCGCGGTGGTTGTCAGTGCGCGATACATCACATACTGATCGGCTGGCCGCGCTGGGCTATGCCGCTTCATCTTCTCGCCGTCCATGTAATACATACACAGCTTAGAAGAATCGAGGATGTAGCAACGCTTCGATGGGTCTTGGGCTGCGATAGTCAAGTCATCGAGGGTTGGGTCATATACAAAGGTCAGACCGTTGTAGCTGATTTCGCCCATTGCGATGTTTTGACCACGGCCAAAACCTGTCTGGCTGTAGTTACCGTTGCGGCGCAACTCGTCCGCCAGGCGGTCGAGGAAGGCTGAACCACAAACAGCGATGTCGGGCTTGCCGCCATACCGCTTCAGCTGACGCATCTCGGTATGAAGCAACTCGATCAACTCTTGGCCAGTCGCGGTTGTTGCAATAGCCACGTTGGCGCGGTTTCTCCACCAGGTATTAGTCTGGCAAGAAAGGCCACCAACTGTTGCACCAACAGCTGTCGGATCATCGAGAACGATGGTCTGGATACCAGCAAGAGCGTCAGGGTCGGCTGTGCCGTCACCAAACAGAAAGTCATTCATTCCGCGTGAATAACCTTCCATCATGTCATCGAGCTTGTCCTGGAACAGATTGACCAGAACAGTCGCATCGCGACCTGAGTGATTTTGCACAGACGCACCGTTCAAGCTGTCGCTAACGCTGATACCGTCCTTTTTAAGTTCGGTCAGTGTCAACGAGATACCAGCATGATGCTCTTTCCAAGCGTAGTTTGCACGCTTGATGTTCGCTGGGTTCGCGTATGAAACAGTAGCGTTGTGGGTGTAGCCATCAACCGTAGTTGTGTATGTACCCTTAACTGCTACAGAAAGTTCACCCTTACCGCCAGGAAATGTCTTTGCCCCTGCATCCATCTTTTGCAGAAGTGGCTTATCCTGGAGGCTTTGGGAGTAGACGTTGCCCTTATCGATGTAATAATCGAGGGCGGCGTTGGCAATGTTGTCCAACTCAGCTTGTGTAAAAGCCATATCTCGCTCCTATTGCGATTAGGTAGACCCTTGCGCCAAAGCTGTTTGGACTGCTTCCATCAAGCTATTTGGCTCTGGCGTAGGTGTTCCACCAAGTTTGCCACCAGATGCCGTTTTCATTGGGCGTTTGCTACCAAACCTTTGAGCGAACCGCTTGTTGACAGTTTCGTAAGCCTCTTTGGCCATAGATACCGCCTCTTGCGCTGTGTTCGGTCTTCCGCGTTCTGCAACTAACACCCTTACACGGTCATCAATCTCAGCTTCTTTGAGGTGATAATCGGGGTCAGATTCTCGAATTTGAGTTTCCCAGTCCGTGACAGTAGCAGCCAACTGATTAAGTTGCTCGGTCTGCTGTGCTTCCACTTGTTGCTGGCTTTGACGGTCAACAGCCTGGCGTAGCCTTGCGTTTTCCGATCTCTGCCTTGCAAGTTCGCGACCAACATCCTCGTCCATATAGCCGTCATCAACTTGGGAGCGAATATCGTCAGGTAGTGTTTGACCTGTCTGTAAAGACAGCTGCTGCACATACGGATAAAGGGCTTTTAGTGCTTCCTCTGGGTTGTTTTTCATCAACGCCATGATCTGGAAGCCCTGGGCCGCTTCTTCAGCTGATAGATCGTTCTTCGACAAAAAGGACGTAATCTGCTCGAACTGCGCCGCACCTTCGCGATATTTGTTCCGCTGCTCAATAACTTCTTTGAAACGCGGATGCTTGTGGAATGGAACATCTGCAAAAGACTCTTCCGACTCATCATCGGACGTTTCGTCATCTGCTAGATACTCACTCTCGTCATCTTCTCCTTCACTATCCTCAAACTCGGATTGCGAATCCGCATCATCAGAGGGCTGCATTGCGTCTTGAACGACACTCAACAAGTCCTCTTCAGTTTCGCTTTCTGCGCTTGACGACTGCGCTTCTTCTTCGTCCTGGTCGGTTTCCAAGATGGTGGACGGTTCCATCTTGTCAGCTTCTTCAGCCATATTATCGTCCTTTCTTACGGCAATGCCGTATCTCTAATATACCGATGTTTGTCGCATCTATCAACAAACACAGTAATTTGTTACTGGTTCGCACCCATTGGCGCTAATCCTCCGCCGCTGGGCAACTGTCTCGGCGCATTATCTGCACCACCTCCTGGAGCGCCCTGCAATGCGGGATCACCAGTACCTGGCCGTTGCAGCTGATTCATAGCCACAATGGACGGGATTTTTTCAGCAAACGCTGTTGTCAAGTCTAGCTTGTCATCCAGGCGTTTCAGCAATTCTTTAGCAAGCCACTTCGGATCGATGCCTGGGATCTGTAACAAGAACGGCATGATCCGCTCGATGTTTGCCAGTTCAGCGGCTCGGTTAGGCTTGCCTGTCGATCCAGCCTCGATCTCAAGGAATACCTCTTCCATGATCTCTTCCCTGGTCATCTCAGGCCACACAGCCCCAGGGCCAGCAATCTTCTTCACTTCGTCAATCGACATTTCCAAAAGAAGCACTTGACCAGCTGCTCGAGCAACCTCGGACATAAAGCTGTCCAACTCATCGACATTTGCGCCCATGCTCGACATTCTTGCGGATTCAGCGATGCTGGTTTCCGTGGCTGTCGCCCTGGATAAACCGCCGAATTGCGCTTCTTGAGCGCCTACGACCAACTGAATGTCATCAAAGATAGTTCTGACTTCGTACAGATTTGGGTCAATTCCGATCTGGCCTACAGGCTGGATAACGTCATTTACCTTCTGGCCAGCAGCCAGGGCTTGCAACTCAATAACGGCATTGGCCGGATGCGTAGCCAGCTTTTCCTTATCAGCATCCTCGAGGACACCAGCTGGCGCTGCATACTTAGGCCGATTTGCACGGCGATGCTCACGCAGCCCCTGTCTTGCGCGGTTGTATTCGTGCTGCATTGGAAGAAGCAAGCTAACATCCGATGGTGGGTACAGGTGATCCTTATGCTCAACCTCATTGAAGACCAGGGCGAAAATGGGCCAGAAAGTCTCAACACGCACATCTGGAGACATAGGCTCACGCAAGAAATCTTCGTATCCATCTGCTATGCAATACTGCAACCCAGACTTTCGGTCATATATTTCATAAACCTGGACAAGACCGTCTGGCGCACCTTCGCCATTGATCTCGTCATATGAAGTACGCTGCTTGTAAGGATCGTTAGGCCCAGTCAAGCGGCCTTTCATATCATATGAGCGATATTGGTCTTTTAGATCGACATTATAGATTTCCTTGACCTCATCTGGAGTCAGGAACAATTCATGCGCGATCCAGGCAGCGCCAACAAATCCGCGCAACTGACGGCACATCGGATCAATAATAACGCTTGCCGACTCAGGAAAATCAAACACCAATCCCTCACGCAGCGTTATCATTGGCTCTTCCATCAAAGCCTTCAGTGACAACGCCAGTTCTTCGATCTGATGATCGTCTTGCTCGATCTCGCCTTCAGCCGCCTCTTTTGCGATACGGCGCAGATAATCAAGCTGTGCCTGGACATCTGATATTTTAGCCGCGACCTCGGGGCTGCGATCCATGTCCCGCTGGAACCCAACCTTCACATAACCCACGCCTGTAGTAATAACGCGGCGAACAAGAGCCTTCATTTGCGCCTTAAAGTTAGGCTGCTGCTCTTTCATATAATAATCAAACAATCGCTCTAATGTTTTAGCGACATTATCCAGCATCTTCTGATGCGTGTTTGCCTGGGTGTAATCCTGGATAATTGCAGAGGCTTCTAAAGGAACAGGCATACCTGTAGTCGATGCAGCTTGGGATGCCTGGTAAGCCATCATCAAGGTTTCAGCGTTGCCATCCCATACCTGGTGTTCCATCCTGGTACGGCGCTGGGCAATGGCTTTAGGGTTTTTCGCATAAAGCGCTGCTGTGCGCTGCTGAACGTGGCGCTGTAGGATATTCGCGACATACTGTTCTTCCGTCCAGTTTTTGTCGTCATAACCTCTCAGGGCTGCGTCCATGTCGCGGCGCATTTGCTTATATGCTTTTTCGTGGAAATTTTTAGCCTGTTTGACTTTTGCCATCCAAGCCTTAACTAGCTTTTTACGGCGTTCTGTTGGTTCGGGCTTTTCTGCGCTGTCTGTCGCAACAATCAACATATCATTGTGCATTAAAATCCACCAGTCGCACTAAGCAACCGCTCCTGTTTATCTCGTTGTGACGCATCCCATTTAACCCATGCAAGCGTACCAACCTTTGGTGTCATATCCTGTTTAGCTGCCATTCCACCAGGCGTAGCAAGCCTCGAAAGGCCCATACCTACCCACGCTATTGTATCAACAAAATCGTCATGGCGCGAGTTCGGGAACTTTAATAATTCGTCAACTGCTTTTTGCGTCCAAAACGATGATTTTGGCAGCTTCACCTTTTTCATAGCCATCCGGCCCATAATTGACTGCGCTCTCTGCACTTTATTATGGACAGGGGTGACTTCTTCGATGCGGCAATATACCCGCTCTTCTGCCATTCTTTTTCGCAAGAACGGCCCAATCGCTTTACTGATGTGGCCTTTCTCGGCCCACCAGATCAGCGGTTTATGCTTTTTCATCAGATCCAGCATTGCATTAACCACCTTGTCGGCTGGCTGTTTTTCCCACCAGCAATCAAGAAGGTATATGTCATCATGCTTATCAACGCCCACTATCAGTAAACACGTTGCATCATTCCTGGTCTTGTCAACGCCGACAGCATGATCTGACGCAGCATAAATACGCAAATCATCCGGCAGCTGACGCTTATCGTAGAACACCAGGTTATCGCGCTGAAACAGATCTCCGTCCTCTGGCGTTGGCTTTCCCTGGTAAAGAGCAGCAAAGCCTCGAGGATCTAGCCGCCTCTGCGCTTCCATAAACTCTGTGTCAAAACGCTCTGGCCACAATAGTTCGCCAGGCTTACGGCCCAGCGGATCATCGTCTTCTGCCAGGGCTGGCAAGTTAATGATCTTCCACTTCGCCGCTTCTTCCTCAGAATAGTGCGGGTTTGTGGGGTCTGTTAGACGGCCAATCAGGTCATCTTCATGCCACCTGGTTTGCACAATCACGATAGATGCTGATGCCGTCATCAGTCGTGTCATCAGCACCTGGGTAAACCATTGCCAAAGTTGTTCGCGCAGCGTAGGGCTGTTTGCCTCGATGCTGTCCTTAATAGGGTCATCGAGGATAACAAAGTCACCGCCACGGCCAGTAATCGAGCCGCCGCGCCCAACAAACACAGACATACCGCCAGCAGCGGTCTGGATTCTGGACTTAGACGCGCCGCCTTTACGGAACCCAAACCTGGGGAAAATCTGCTTATATTGAGGCGTGGACATGATGTTGCGAACGTCCGCGCCAAAGTCTTTCGCAAAATCTTCGTTGTATGTAGCAAAAATCACGCTGCGGTAAGGGTCTTTGCCCTGCAACCAGGGGACAAACCGCCTGGAAATCAACTCTGATTTGCCATGCCTGGGCGGCATAGACACAATTAGGCGTGGAATGTGGCCCTTTTCAACCTTCTCTAACACTTTAGCCAGGGCGCGGTGGTGTTTTGCGTCCTTGAAAAGTGACAGATCCAGGTCATCTGGATCATCTGGATCAGGCATTGTGAATTTTGTGAACTTCAAAAAGTCATCGCGGCACTCAATGGCCAGCTTTTGCCGTCTTGCAGCCGCAATCTTCTTTTCAAGGTCTGTTAGCTGCTTCTCTTTGTTCATGCTACCGCCATACCCAACGCAGACATCCGCGTTTCTTTGTTGCGGCGCAACCATCCTTTGCCGAAATGGTCAAAATCTTTCAAAGCGCGGTAAAACAACTCGCGCTCTTCAGCCATAGCCTCAATAATCTCTTTCGGATCTCGTTCAGCAACAGCAGCCAGGGTCTTAGGGCCAATAGCACCATCAACGCTGGCGTTTACAGCCCTCTGGAGAGCCTTTGCGGCCCTGGAAGGCCCAGAGTTCACAGCCCAATCAAAGACGCACCAGTCAACGCCAGAAGGCAAGTGATCGGCCTTTACCTTATCCCAGTATAACTGCTTATATACTGGCATAACGTCATCAGGCGTCAGATCCCGCATCTCTTGTTCCGTCACTTCTCGGCCCCGAACCATCTCAAGGACAGATTTAGTGACTCCAAGATTCGTCATGCCACCGTTATCTCGCTCGTCATTCACGAATCCGCCTTCGTGCTGGAGCAGCATATCAAAGCATTTGCTGAAATTGTCGTTCATTTTGTGTCCGTCTTCTTCAGCTTGTCGAAACTTCTCATGCCGCCGATGCCCAACATTCCAAGCAAAAGAGGCATCATAACGCTCATGTCGGCCTGGGGGATCTCAACGCCAAACCCAGCACATATCGGGCTAATCAAAAAATTTACGGCCATACCAAGGACAGCAACGTAGCCAGCCAGGGGACGCCAAGATGCCTGGAACCAGTTTCCCTTTGCGTCTGCTTTCAGCACCTCGATTTGCGCTAACATGGCCTCCTGGGCATGACGTTCCGACATCGTTGCTATTTCGTGGGCCAGGGCTGCCTTCTGGTCTTTATCCTCGATAAACTTATCCAGGATGCCAGTGACAGGCCCAACAAGGCTGCCAATAATGTTCATCATGTGTTTTTCCCCTCATGGTTAATCCAAACTGCAAACATCCCGCTGAAGCAGCCGCAAATCGTTGAAACGAACGCGGTTTGCTGGGTTGTCGCAGATGCCCCCAATTCCATAAACCAAGACGCACAGTTCCACGCCATTAGCGTGGATGCTGCCATCATTACCCTGGGTAGGATTTTTAATTTAAGAAACTGCTCGGCTGTCATACTGCGCTACCTCCAGGGCATCGAACCAAGTTCGAGCTTCTTCTTTATGATCGAGAAAACGTGCTTCATTGATGCGGGTTGTAACCGTTGTAATGTCGCACGATGGAAGGAAGACACAGCGTCTGTGGTTGATTGCAACAAGCGCGAATATATCGACTTCGCCAGCGCTATATAGCTTTTTGCTTTTGACGCCATGCGCTGTTCTAAATGAGTAAGTTGAAACGTGAAAGACTGATGCTTCCTTTTGCAAGGATGCTTTAACTTGGACTCGTATAAATTCGCTACCACAGTCAACCAGTAAGTCATATTTTCTGTTTGCAACGGCTGTAGCCTGGAAACCTAGCAACTCGAGGGCAGCAGAGGCTATCAATTCGCCCGACCTTCCAATAGACAAGGCGGACGGTTTCATCCGCTAGGCATCGCCTCGCAAGTATAAGACCCACCAAATAAAGCCAACTAAGGCAAGTATAAGAGCCAGGATAGCAAACCCAGCTATTGTATATTCGATGATGTCTGCGCGGCGCTGCTCCGCTAATTCCTTTTGCCGTTGTCTCTCCTTTCTCGCTTCCGCCTGGAACCTTTGCCAGTCTGACCAAAGCCCTGGGCGGCCTACCCAAATCATGGCTTCTTGCAACGACTTTTCAGCTTCTTTGATGGACTCGAGGGCCATAAATTCCTCGAAATCGTTTGCCGTTTCGCCTTTTATTTTTGCTAGAAACCCATTTTTCTTTTTATGAACCTTCTGTTCTAAATCCTGCTTTATCCCTACTATCTGCCCGATCTGCTTTGCACACCTGGCCAGATCACCAGAGTTCGATACCGTTTGCTTCACCACCGCAAAAGCGGCATTGAAAGCTGCCAATTCCGCCAACATAGCTTTCTGCTCCGCTTATGTGTTGGCCTCCCCCTCCTATGTCAGTCGTATCTCCCTACTTATGAAGTAAAATAACAATCACTACTAAAAGCATACCCATCTGAATTGCATCGAACCAAGGTATACCCAGCATCATCTCATCCCATCTTAAACAATACATTTGCCAGCATGACGATTATCGCGCCCAGACCAGCCACCAAAAACACCTCAAGACGCTTCAGCCTGTAAAAAATTTCCTTAAACTGAATGTTATTTTCAGTCTCGAGCCTTGTGACTCGAGGCTCTAACTGATCCAATCTGTTGTGAGCCTCTGATACGTTGCGCTGCGCCATGTCTAACCTCATGCTGGAATATCAGGCCAGACAACATCATCAAGAGATGAATAGTTCTGCGGCACATCTCGTAATGCTTGCCTATAATCAATCTGGGCTTGCGTTGCTGTCCTGTCTGCGGCAACCATCCAATCGGATGCTGCCAAACGTCTGTCACGCTCTTCTCGCAAAAACCGCAAAGGCTTTTCTGTAACAAGAGCCGCCATTTTTGTGGAAATTTCATTCCATGTGACACCAAAGTCAGCTGGATCTGTGCTTTCAGTAGCAATTCCGTTTTGATCTGCGCCATTTAGTTTGACGAAAGACGCATTAAACTCAGACTCGGTTGTAGGCTCGCCCTCTAGTTTGTAGTTTTCAATACCCAAAGCAATAAGAGCGTCTGAAACAAATACATTGCTCATTGGCGGATCTCCGTTGCGATAATGTGAACAGGCGCTGTCCATCCCCAGTTACTGTTGTTACCGTTTGAGTGGCAGAACAATGTGTTGTTTGAGCCTTCGCTAGAATAATAGAAACCATAGGTACAAGTGCTTGTTGTATTAGGAGCATCCACGCCAAGAAGTGTGTATTGATTTTGGTCATTTGCGTCATGGCCGTTGTTACTTCTTGCAAAAGCCGACTGAAGCAAGTTACGAGTACCTAAAGCCCCGCCTGTTGTGGAAAAGTCATAGTATGTGCTGCCAATCAACCTAAAAGGCTTAAACCCAAACAAGATGTTTGTCGCGCCTGTGGGGTTAAATGGGATAGCATATTGCACTACGAAAATACTGTTAGAGAATTTTGGGGTAATGCTCAAACGAAAGTTGGTATGAACCTCTGTCCAGTTGTTAACTGGGTTTATTGTCATATATGTAACGGTGCTTCTGGTTTTTTGCTGGACAACACTCCCTGCACCGCCAATAGAACCTGACGCAGTTAAATCACCAGTAATATATACGCCAGATGCACTTGTCTCAAATTTCTTTGAGTTGTTGTGGTACAAAGAAACTGCGCCGCCATCCGTGTAAACCATAGCGTTGTGGTTTGCTGCGGAGTTCTGTAACGCAAAGTTTGATGCAAGAAGTTTTAGATTTCCAGTGCCGCCATCTCTAATATTAGAATTAGAGCCATCGTGGTAAATGGCCATGTCCTGGGAATCTCCCAGCTGTATTCTGTTTACATTTGCTCCAGAACTATCCCCTAGCTGAATATTGTTTCCGTTGGTTTGTAGCACTCCACCAAGCTGGGGCGTGGTGTCATTCACCAGGTCAGCAGCCGGAACATTATCCAGAGCAGACGCAACAACATCGCCGTTCGCGTCTACAAGGCTTGCTATGTCATTTGCGCGGGTCATCGTTAACGCTCCTTATGGTTTGGTCGGCCAGACCACATCATCGAGGCTGGTGTAGTTCTGGGGAACATCACGCAACGCTTGACGATATGCCGTCTCATCAGCTGACATCGTACGGTCGCTCGTTGCCCACCAGTCTGTTTCCGCGATGCGGCGGTTCCGCTCTTCACGGAGCAGTTTCAACGGCTCACCCGCGTTAAGCTCGGTGAGCTTTGCGCTGACAGCAGCCCAGTTTGTCCCCCAATCACTGGGGTTACTTGACTCGATTGCCGAACCATTGGCGTCCGATCCAGTGACCTTACGGAACATTGAATTAAACTCTGCTTCGGTTGTTGGCTCGCCCCGCAGCACCCATTCGGTAATGCCGAGTTCGCTAATTGCTTCTGCTACACTTGCCATTTTTTACTCCTATGCAATCTTAATAACGATCATTTCAACATTCTTCTGATTGTTCGCCACACCAAGCGTATTTCCGGGGCTACCATCAAAAGTATTAACATCGTCAAATGTCGCGTTTTCACACATAGTTTGGACAGTGATTGTGGCTGCTGAAGCAAAAGTCACAACAATAGAGCCAGCGTGAAATCCGCTGTCTGTACCATCTGCTGCTTGGGTTGAACGTACAGAGTATGAATTTGCAACAACCGCCCCAGCGGTATGGTCATACAGGCGAGAAACAGTCTCGCCTTGCGCCGTCGAGTTGTTTACTGCGGTCGTGTTATACTGAATGATATAAGTGCCAGCAGGAAGGCTGGCATGACCAGAACCGTTAACGCTTGCCCCAGTTATACTGCCGGAAGAAATAGCGTCAAACTCTCTAGTGTGAAATGTATTGCTAGACCTTCCAGTCCCGTTAGTGTACCGAACAAATACGGCAGACTGTATCGCGTTTGACACAGGATTACTGAACGACACATTACCGCTGCTATCAATCGTCAACGCTGTGTTCGAGTTGGTCGGGTCTTGGATTTCGGAGACTTTCAAAATGCTCGTCATTGTGCAATCTCCATAGCGGTAATGGTTGACACATAACTTCCGTGATAAAAGGCGTCTACGTCCGATGTATCCCTATTGTAATACCAAGTTCCACCGTTGTAGTTGTATACTCCAATAGTGTAGGTTTGAGCAGATGTTGACGCTGGGCTATCTAGGTAAGATGGCATTTCAAAAGACAAAAGGCCGTTGGGATCGCCGGACAAAGCCCCACGAAATGCGGTGGTTGCTTGGGCGCGGCTCCCCCTTGTAGGGCCTACAGCAATGGCAGTGCCGTTTCGTTCCCACCTAAAGTAAACCACATAAGTGTTGTTAGAATGGTCAAATGTTGCCAGCGTAGCAGAAACAAGTATTTTGCTACTCGTGCTTGTTGGGGTGATTGTGACGCTCAGAGGCAAGTCGGTCCAATTTGACGCAGAACTTGCAGTTGGGGTGCTGTCTGTGCTTTGCACAACCTGAAGCATACTACCAGCAGGTAAAGCTAGGTCTGGAATCTGCACACCGTTGCCGCTCGTCTTCTCGTTAATGGTATCTACATAGAGCGTACTCATCCGGCAATCTCCATTAGAGTTATCTGGGCCGGAACACTGTCGGCGTTTATGATAGCTGTGGCTGAATGTTGAATGGCTTGCGTTTTGTATGTGATAGCCGATGTTGTTGACGGACTATCTAAATAGTGAATAGTAGCCATGCCTCTATTGTTTCCAGTAACATTCGATGGGCCATCGTGATATGTGTAGTTCACTCCTGGGTTCCAAATCACTGTGCTGTCTCGCAACAAACGAACAGACAGACCGTTTCTATCAAAATACCAATGCTGATTTACGAACACCAAAATTTTGTTAGATGTAGATGAGGGGGTTATTGTCGCGGATAAACCTGAGTCCGCATAACTTGAAGTCAAGGACACAGTAGTAGAAGTCGTGCCTTGAACAACTTGCATTACATGACCAGGAGCCACCAAGGTCTGACCTGATGGGACAATAATCTTGTTCGCGTTTGGGCCAGTTACCGGCCCCTTGATCGTCTGAACTATGAGTTCGCTTGCCATATCACACCACCGTTACTGTGCCGTTCACCGTCAGCGTGGCGTTGAGCGTCAATGGCCCAGCTGCTAACGCGTTGGTGTTGGCAGGGATTGTTGCCGCGGTATCCAAAGCAGCCTCATGGACGCGGAAAATATCGCCCAGGCCCGTGCTTGTGTTACCCGATGTACCGTTCTCGCCGACAAAATATCCAGCGCCGCCCTGGAATGTGACAGGCTCGAACTGCGTGTTTGCCGCGTTATACTGAAGAACTTGACCGTCTGTTACGCCAACAGTCGATACATCCGCCAGGTCATCGGCGGTCAGATTGGCGACAGCAAATGTTCCAAACGCCACAATATCAATCGTATCGTTGGTCGAGGCAGCGCTGTTAAGAGTGATCGAGGTTCCGTTTGTCGCAACAAAGTCATTCGATGCGCCACTTACCAGCTTGATACCATTCCTGTAGACATCAACAAAACCCGCATCATAAGACGCTGGGAATACCGTAGTGCTTCCCGTATAGCCGCCGCTGGCCGTGCCTACAATGTAGCTATAACGCTGGGATGTGCCGTTGACAGACGAACCAGCGTTTTGGAAACCAGAAGAACCATACACCTTCATGGTGTCCGAACTCGTGTCGAACCACAAATCCCCGCTGGTCGGGCTGGCGGGAGCCGTTGTGCCGATAAAGTATGTATCAGCAAAGTTGTTCACATCCGCAATGTTAGTCGCAACCGCGTTTACATTCGCAATATCAGTCCCGACAAGGTTCACATTCGTAATGTTATTAGCGACAACATCTATTTCAGATGTCGCCTCGTTCAGATCATTAGCAACATCAACAACCGCCTGGATGTCCGCCGCAACGGTTTGCAGATTGTTATTGTTAATCTCACCAGCAACTGTCGTCACATCGGCAATGTTCAACGCCGTAGCGTTCACATTCGCAATATTCGCGCCAACAGTGTTCACATTCGAGATTGAAGCCGACACCGTGCCAATCGTGTTCGCGCCAGAAATGTCAGCCGATACAACGCCAATATCTGTCGCGTCTGCCGCGACCGCCGTTACCTGGGCAGATATAGAATTTACGCTTGTTACATCGCTAGAAATCGCGTTTACGCCTGTAACATCACTCGCGATACCCGCAACCGTAGTTGTTTGAGTCGAAATACCCGCAACTGTCGTCACATTCGCCTGGATACCGCTAACTGTCGTAATGTCAGTCTTGATCGCATTAAGGCTCGATATATCCGCGCTGACGCCAGCCAGGCTATTCACATCGCTGATATTCGAGGAAACAACCCCAATATCCGCCGCATCAGCAGCAACAGCAGTCACATCCGATGCAATGCCAGCAACTGTGGATACATTGTTGGTAGGGGCAATCTCGCCAGCAACGGCCTGAATATCGCCAATGTTGCTGCTTACAGTCGTTATATTGGTGTTCGTTGCCCAGTATTTCGCAGAATATTCAGTCGTGTTGCCGACCGTCCCAGATGTCTTGATAGCCCAGTCTTTCGCCGAACCGTCACCTGTATCAACGCCTGTGCCGCCCACAGCATAAGCCTTAGATGAATATTCGCCTGAGTTATCAACGTCACCAGTCGTAAGGTTGGCCCAATCCTCGGCCTCATCCGCAAATCCGCTTGCATTTGCCTCGGCTGCTTCGGCTGCCTCTTTAGCCGCCTGGGCGACAACCGATGCCCCCCAAACGATCACATTCTCGTTGCCCTGGACAGCTGGGGACGATGGGGCTGTAACAAAAGTGATCTGGTTGCCCGATATTGTGTAATCGTCACCAGGGTTTCTCAAAGCGCCGTTTACAAATACCAGGGCAGATGTGTCGGCGGCATACTGGTACTGAAGCGTAAAAGCAGTCGTGTTGCCGTCACCCTCATACTTGTCAACAGCGGCAGCCGTTGTGGCGATAGCCGCGTTTGCCAGCAAAATCCATTTATCGGCTGCCAGATCTGTCGTAAATGCAGAAGACGCAGTATGTGCAACTGTTGCAAGGTAAGTAGCGCCATTAAAATCAACTAGATCGTTTACCGCATATACGGTTGATGTCGCCCAGTCGCCGCGTGGATTAAAGCTGTCAGCGTTAATCAGCGCCAGTGCGCCAGCATCAAAAGCATCCTTGTGAACGGCCTGGTTACGCAAAAGTCCGTCATCGCGCTGGATCAAGCCAATATTTTCGTTCAGATCATCGAGCGTTAGCTTGACGGCATTTAATTCCGCATCGACCTGAGATCCTGGAAGCGGATCGTTTGGAGCCGTTGTTTGGTAATCATCAAAATTATATTGCCGAGTATAATCGCGTGGTTGTGCCATTATGCGCTCCTGGTACGCCGTTTAGACTTATAGCTGTCGGCGGCGTTTGCTAATTGCATTGCCCTAGCCAAGCTGCGCTTCTTAGCCTTATTACGCTTGCTGAGATTGGCCTCACGCTCTTGCTGCATAGCCAGACGTTTGGCTGATATTTGCTTGGCTTTATTCTGCATCAGGCAATCCCCATCGCTTTAGCAACAGTGGATTTCTTGCCCTTGTTCTTTTTGCTGTTCGGGAATCCGGCCTTCATGTCAGCGTATGACTTGGCGCTAATCGTTGACTTGCTCTTCGGGCGACTCGTTCCGGCTTTGCGCCGTTTATTGATGTTCTCATACAGGCTCATTTTAAGTTACACCGCCATCTCTTTAGAGCAGCGCCCTTTCTAGTGAGCTTGCCGTTCTTGCTGGTCGGGCCTTTTACCCCGCTCATCCGAGCGCAGAACGACTTTTTGCGCTTTGCTCTTTTGCCAGTAGGGCTTTTCTCCGTAACTGGAGCCTTTAATTTAGACCCTGTGGCTTTGTTATACTTTGCTCGACCCTTCGCAGTTAAACCCGCTCCGCGAGATGCTGGCAATTTCTCCCCACGACCTACCGATAATGAGACATTTTTTGCCATAGTTAGTCCTCGCGTTGATCCGATTATATACTTGTTTGTCCTGTCATTCAACAAAGTGGCGGCGAGATTGAGTTTTCCGAAAAATTTGTACCGCTTGCCGTAACAGTAACAATGCCAGGGCGCGGACTAGGCCAGGGGGCGGGTCGGGTCGGCGGCCGCGCAATCGCCGCGCCGCCAGGCAAATAGTCCCAGGCCGACTATTAAAGGCCGCTGTTTTCCTGATGTTCGCCTACGTTTTGCGCTGTTTTGCCTGGCGTTATATCTTTAGCCAGGCTGCTGCGCTCGTCTTCCCATCGATCAATCAGCCTGGCGAGTTCGTCCGGCGACATCTCGGCCAGGCTTTTGCCCGCTGCCAGGTCATCCGCTGCCCTGCCCAGGTCGCCAGCCAGTTCCAGCGCCGTCCTGGCTGCCGAAACCTTGGCCGCTGCTGGCGCGTCCTGGTCGATCATAACCTGGCGCAGCGTATCTGCTGCCAAACTGGCGAGTTCGCCCTGGTAGGTCGTTTGTCTCGCTTGCCGCATAGCGGCCACAACCACAGGGTTCCTGGTCAATATATATGCGCTTTGCTTTGGGTGAGCATAGCCAGCAAGCCTGGCGGCCTCGGTGGCGTTCTTGTTTTCTTTTACCAGGTAATTGACGAAATCTTGCTGCTGGTCGGAGATCGTGCGCTGCCGGATGTTTGCCATGCCTAAAATCCTTATGTGTTTACCTGGTAAAGCATATCAAACATTAGCGCTTTACAATATGCGGACGTTTTGGCAGGATGATGTTGGGCGCTGTTGGTCGCAGCGCCGGACACAACCAATGGAGTTGAAAAGATGAAGACACTTAAAACAATTAGCCTGGCATTGTCCGGCTTATTCCTGGGCGGGTTTATAACGTCCGCTGGGATCTGCCTGATCTTGTCCTGGAATGGCCACAACCTGGAAGCGATGGCCTACCTGCTTTGCGGGTTTCTCTCGATCATGCTTTCTGGTGGGGCTTTAATGTTGGCTGATGCGACAGACAGCATCATAGAGCGCCGGAGGTGGGAACAATGATCTATTACCATGCCCAAGACTTTGCCAGCCGGATTGTCATTTGGTCACAGGCAAAAACATTGCGCGAGGCTGGGCAGCGCCTGGCCAAAAACAACCAGATCTGGCCGGACAAATCAACGGACGGCCAGATCATCACGGTTGGCAAGCGGCAGCGCGGCAGCCGCGACATCATGCCAACCAGGCTTTACCGCCTGGACGGCGACAAGTTGAAACTCGAAGCAAACCTGTTTTTTTAGGAGGCAGACCAATGACACCAGAAGAAAAGCAGCACATCGAGCAGCGCACCTATGGCATCACCATTGCCCAGGTCGCGCAATTAGTAGCAAACCGCCAGGGCGATGCCGCAGCATATGCGGCAAGCACAGCGAAAATAGCCGTGCAGCGCCTGGCACAAGCGGCAGCAACCGAGCAATTCACCGCCAAGCAGTTGGCAGCGCTCGAGGGCATCCGCATTTATCTAAACCGCATCAACCTGGCGTTGACCGAACTAGACGCCATCGAAATCCCAGGCAAAACGGAGTTGAACCAATGAAATATTTTGTAATCGATCCGAGAACGGAAACCATCGAGGCCGGAACATTCCACAAAGGCCACACAGACAGCGACACGACAACAACCTTGGAACGTCTGCAAAACCTGGTCGGCTGCCGACTCATCGAGGCGTCACCATTCACCAGCAAGCACGATAAGGACGGCGTTTATCACGATCTGATCGTAGACGAAGAAGGAACATTTCCAGAGGATCAATATTTTTTCTGGTCAAAAGTGATCGGGCAGCCCCTGGCTGGCCGTGCTGTAGTTGTCGGCTTTGATCCAGAGACTGGCGAACATACCGATTGCAAGTTGACCAAGGCCCAGATCCAGAAACGGATGGCCTGGATGGGCGACAGGCACACAACGCAATTTATCTGCCAGATGCTGGCCGCAAAAAAACAGGCGGCAGCGCAATGAACCGCGAGGGCTTCCAGTCCTGGGCGGACGAGCCAGAACACTGGCAGCAGCGGGAAGACTACCGCGAGGAACTGACGCCCGAGGGGATCCAGTTGGTTATCCCTGGGGCTGAACGCACCACGCAACCCACCGAGACAGAAAGGCAGGGCAAGTTATGGTAAAAACCAACGTGATCCGATACCGCGAATTTCCCCACGATGGCGAAGCCTGGGAAATTTTCGCGTCCGACAATATCCACAAAGCACGGCGACAGTTGGCCAGGCTTATCCGCAAGCGCCGCCAGGATGGCTGGTTTGCCGATGTTTTGAAGATGCGAAACCACGGCGGCCAATTAGTCCAGCACTGGTCACTGTGGAAGCCTGGGCATCCTCGCCTGGCGGAGTCGTATTTTATCCAGAGTGTTGAGAGACACGCCCAACAATAGCCGAAACGCCAGGCAATGCCCTGGCGTCATCCTGGAGCGGGTTTCCAGGGTCTGACGATGGCAGCCCACCCATCAAACGGAGTTGAACCGATGAAACAGAACAGCATCATCCGAAAGGGTATGTATGAAGCAACAGAAGAGCAGCACCGCGCTGGCAGCGCCTGGCGGCAGGCTGGCTATCAGTTGATGGAAATTTTGCGACTCTACCAAGAGAGTCTACGAGCCGAGCGCAGCGGCCATAATATTCTGCACGATGTAATCCGCGACAAGGTACTGGCCGAGGCTGCCGGAGGCACTGCTTACCGTTCTGGCTGGAACTGGGGCCAGGGTATGGAGCCGGAGCATTTCCTTATCAGCCTGGCTGGTGGTGGCCCTGCCGTCCGCATCACTGGCGATCTGAACAGGTACGGCGGCGCGGAAAATCCTGTTTTAGAATACCAGGATTGGGGAACGTCCTGGCTTGAGTTCCGGCTGCTGAACGACATCGAGCGCAACGCGATGGATTGGTTTTGCAATCAGTTTTACTGGCCTGGAGCGTGACCAATGGATGAGTTCCGCGAGGCGCTGCGCTTCTATATAAAGAACCCTTGGACGTTCCTGGCCGAATTGCTGGGCGTCCTGTCAATCTTTGGGCTTTGCTATGTGCTGCTTATTGTCGGCCATGCGCTAGGCCTTAACTAACCAAAGCCTGACGGCTTTGGTTTGCGCCCGATTGCTTCCGGCTGGCAATCGGGCGCTTTTTTTATTTTCTCGGTCTGCCGCGCTTCTTAGGCTGCTGCGCTTCCATAATTTCAAAAGCAATGGCCGCATAGCCAGCAACGTCCCGCCAGTTATCCAGGCTGTTTGGATTGTGCGCGACTCTACCCAACTTCAAAATGATACCGAACGCAGCCACATCCTGGGCGGCTATGTCCTGGCCGGATCTGTTGCCCAGGTATCCGCGCAGCATGGCAGCCGTGCGGCCCATGTTTTCGCCTGGCTCGCCATACTCGCCGTTTCGCTCAATCCCGACCAAGTGCTGCGCCTCCGCCAGCATTTTTACGCGGACAGGCGGGGAATCCAATTTGGTAGAATCCAATTTGACAACATTGGTGGAATCCAATCTTTTACGTTTAGAAGGGGATTTCGTCATCGAAGAACGTGTCTTTCTTGCTACTCTTGCCATCTTTTTCCTCTTTCGGTTTGATGCTCTCAATTACAGACCCTGGGAATACGTCTTTTACTGACTTGACCAGTGGGCTGTTCTCTTCCCAGTATTTTATGATCCGGCATATCTCATCGAGCGTATATGTCCGGCTCACTGATTCTGGGTCTACTAATTTGGCAACGCCGCTATCCTGGATGATCGCGTATGGTTTCCCACCAGCGTCATCAGGGGCGATCGCGTACCAAATACGCTCATCGGCTGGCTGATGCCCATTCTTTTCGGCGTACCGTTCCAGGGCGTTCCAACCAGCAATCATATTGTTTGCTTTTTGCACCAGGTAATTGTGGTCATCGTTGTTCGCTGCATCGTTGAGGTTTTGCCTGGCTTGCTCGAATTTCACCGCGAGATCGGGCGGCGCTAATCGTTCCAACCTACCAATGCCCCATCGCTGTTCGAGTCTCCGTGCCACCTCATCCACGCTATCCATCGCTGCACGGACTATCGTGTATCGACTATCGCTCCACATTGCTGGCGGATACCAGGCATCCTCACCTCTCGCTTTAGGCTTTGCCTTTGTCTTGCTGTACCGTCCTTTATATCCCATCGAGTTACCTCACCATCGTGCCACCGTTGCACCGTTCCCACATACCAGCCGAATACCATACCCCGCCTGACGCCTACTTTCCGTTCAAGCGGAAGTAGTGCGTAAGGGGTATGGGGTACTACTTCCGCCCTACTTACCGCCTACTTCCGCCCTACTTCCGCCATTTTAGAAGCAGAGAACTATTTACTTCCGCCGTTTTTGCGAGTTCACCCCCGCTACTTCCGCCGTTTTTGGCTATTCCCCCCTGTTACTTCCGCTGGCGGAAGTGATTTGCGCTGTTGGCTTTTCGCACGTTTCGCCCTGGCAGCAATCGTTGACCACCCTATGGCAAATGTGACATTGCTCATGGCCATGCACGTTGATCGGCTTCCAGGCCGACATACAGAAAGGGCATCGATTTGCCGCTATACGCCGTGCGATTTCGCCATCACCTTCTTCAATCATTTCTCCGCCCCCATGCTGGTTGATCGTCTGGTGTTCGGATCACGCGGATGCCTTTTGTCTTGGTCTTGCTGTCGTGAACCGTGTTTTCGATAAATCCTTGCTCCGACCAGGCGACTATGTACCCCCTGGCTGCACGTTTCGGCATCCCATATTCATTGACAAGCCAGGCTTGTAGGCTGCGAGTCGTGTTTGTCGCCATCGCGAACGGCTCATCCGTACCCCAGCGCCTGTTGATCTCCGTGAATATCGCTTGTGTTTGGACTCGATCCAGCTTGGCTGACGCCTCGAGGATTCCATCCACTTCCATCGTGCGGTCTATCAGCAGCCCAGACTCATCGCGTATAAAAGCCCTGGTGCTGTTGTCCGCTGCGTCATTGACCTTAACAATGCCGCCCATGACACAATTACCAACACCCGCCTCGAAGCCCATCTTCTGCGCTACAACGATCTCATCGGACTCCGGCATCTGCCATAGGCCATAGACCCACCTAGCGCCGTCTACGAGCGCTGTAGTGCCTCTAATCGCTTCCCTGGCCTGGACAGACTTACGGATGCTGAACGTGCCTTCCTTACGCATATGGTGGGCAATCAGGACGTTCGCGCCAGCGGCCACACATAACTCACTCATCAGCGACCACCAGAATTGAGCAGCCGCCGGATCTGTGTTGATGTCAGCTGCCGCAAATGCTTGCAGCGGGTCAATGATAACCAGGGCAATGTTGCCCATCTCTGTAAGTTGCTGCCTTACATCCGCAAACTCTGGCGTGACGCTGTATTGCCCCATCACATTTTGGATAAACGGCATCGGGCCACCAGCATCCGGCATTGGGACTACAAATAGATTCCCCGCTGCTCTCTCACGCAAGTTGGGGCCGCTGATATTCGCGATCCGGCGGTGCATACTGTTTGCTGAGTCTTCCGCGCCCAGGAACACCACCTTGCCATTGTGAACCACCTTGCCGCCGAGCGCTGTTTCCTGGTGCATATTCTGGTCGCCGCCAGCCACCTTCATCGCTAGATCGAGCAAGATAAACGACTTGCCGAGTCCGCCGACAGCCGCCATCAGCCCAGGGACTCGCCTGGGTAATATGTTTTCGATAAGCCATTCTTGTTCTGGGGCGTCACCAGCATAGCGGTTCATTCCCCAATCAGAGATGCGTAGGGAGCGCTGTTCGGGTGGCGTACCCACGCTCCCTACGCTGGCCGAACCCTGGTCGTGATGCGGAGTTGAAAGCATCGTTTGGGTCGGTTTCTCTGAACCAGGCACTACACCATGTAGAATCCGCAATTCGTTATTTCTAGCTCTTTTTAACTGGTAGTTGGCCTTGTATTGGAATAACTCTATCCCGCGACCATCAGACGCCAGGTCGCTGCCCCTTGCTTTTGCCTTGGCGGCAAAGGTAGGCCAGGCGTCCTCGACTAATTCCTCAACGGTTGGCAGCACACCTTTCTGCGCCCACCAGGTTCGGATTGTGCCAAGGATCAGCTGCACCATGTAGCCCTCACGGCCATCAACAAGGTCGCCCCAACGGTCAGTTGTCGTCCCTTGTATGACAGAAGTGGACATACTTCCGTTTTCAGCGCCAATCCTGGCCATTTCCCGCAGCCAGTCAGGGCTTTCCTCGATGTCATCGCGGTGCGGCGATACAATATACTGGTTGCCAGATTTATGATTTGACGGACAAACAACCACAAAGCCGCCCTCGCCCCTGGTGTCGATCCCATCGCCCAGGGTGTTCTTGCCTGTCAATATCTCGATGTCAGGCGGCGCTTTGTAAAAGTAGTGACGCCCACCAGATCCTGTGATCTGCTCGAGGGTGTCAGGCAAATCATCATTTGCCATTTGCAAATCGTCTAATGTGTCCGGCCCTGGCTTGCCTGGGCCAATGTCAACATCCACAACAAATATGTTGCCGCTGATCTTGCCAGTAACAACGCCCAGGTTGTAATCGGCAAACCGACCATCGAACCACATTTCTAATGTGTGCGTGTCAGCCTTCTTTTCCTGGTACATCTTCCAGCGGCTTGGCGCTGGGTGCTTGCCAGGGCTTGGGCAATCCTTACCCATCTTGCAGCTGCACACCCCATCCTTGACGTAATGGACAGGGATAACGCTAAAGCCCTTTTCAAACCAAAATTTGGCCCACTCTGTTTTTGATTGTTCTTTCATTGTCGCCACCCGAAAAAAAAAGGGGGCGGCGTTTACCGCCCCCAGTTGCCTCCTATATCTCTCCGAAGTCAACATCATCAGAGGCGGCAGCGGCAGCGACAGTTGCTGCTTCTACCTTTGGCTCAACATCGGGATTTGCATCCGCTGATAAGGCGTCAGGGCGATCAACCCATTTTACGATTTCAAAACTAGGGATACGGCTTCCTCCCTTCCCCAGTTTTACCCTAACAGCATCGCCGATCTTGATTGCTGGGACTTGACCATTGCCAAATTTAGACTCGGCCTCGTTGTAGAGTTTCTTCACAAACTCCAAAACGCCGACCTGGCTAGAGCAAAGTTCCCGAACAGGCTCATCGCCGAACAGTTTTGTGCTGTAAAATTGCACTGAAATGCCCTGTCTATGGGCATCAGATGGCTTTGGACACTTGGTCACATCGTTACCAGGCCATTCAACCCAGTCGCGGCCACCTTGCAAATTTAACCAGCCCTGTTGAATTTGCTCGATATCGACTACGACAGGCGCAGATTCCATATCGACATTCACCAGGTCGCCATCAGGCGTTGACCGCAGCCAGCAGTTTTCTTCAACCGAGAAGCGGACAAAAGGGCTACCGCCCCCAGAGTTTACAAAATTTAACGGCATATCAGTCTCCTAATTTTTCCGTTTTTTAGCGCCCCCATTTCTACGGCGGGGGGCGAACACCGAGCCGAGGAGTTCGGCTGAGTACCGCGTATGCAACCATTGCAGTACGCGGGGTCTGAACCAGTCAGGCTCAACACCAGCGTTGAGACAGACCGCTTCAAAGTCTTTGTAATCACGCATCAGCCAACGGATGGCGTCCTTTGCCTGGTTGCGTTTCGTGACATTCGAGTTTTGCAGATGCTCCGCATCGACAATGGCTTGCCAGAGGACTCGCCACCAAAGGTACTGGTAGACATTGAGTCCGTACTCCTCGATTGGAGTTTCAAATAGCGCATCCCTATCCGTAATATTGTGCCGCGATGTCTTGGGCATCTGACCAGTAAAAGGAATCAGGGTTATGCGGCAGTGCTGCTATGATCTGCGTAGCGTCACTCGAAAGTCTTAATAAAGCCTCCATTTGTTTTACGGTTCGTTTGAACGAGGCCAGGTAGTAGTCTGGGTCGTCCATCTCCAGCCAAATCCAGGGATCTTTTTGCCTGGTCAGGCAGTAAAGGAATTTCACGCCAGGGCGCTCACCAGTCATCGATTGCACTGCTCTTTGATAGACAGCTGCCTGGATGCCGTGAGATAGCGACCACTTGCTTGGCGCTTTCGATGTTGTCTTGAGGTCAACGATCAGGTTGTGCTGCGGATACCAGAAGTCGAGGTATCCAATCAGCGGGACAGTCCCATTGTCGCCGTCCGCAAACCGCACATCGATACCCACGCTATGCTGACGTTCGCCTTTCGCTGGGTCTTCTGGCCGTCCAAGCGGCATCAGCTGCTCGAGCGCCGTTTCAGTCATGCGCTTCACAATCGGGACACGCTTCTCGATCTCTTCAGCGTAGCCCTTCATCATCGCGCCACGTTCTTTCAGCTGATCGATGGATCGCTCAACACATTCTGGGATGTCCACGCCATTGAACACGCCCCACTCAACACCAGCCTCAACGGCAAACCCTTGTATGGCTGCCCAACCAGCACCGAACTTGGCCCCGCCCAAATACTGTGTTGCCCAGGCATCCGGCGCTTCACGAAACTTATTGACGTTGCTGACACTTATTCTGTTAATGCCGTGCGTCTGGAACCCATTTTTTGATGTTGGTTTTGCTGTCGGTTTGTCTGTCATATCAATCAACACTCGCGCCATGAGAAACGGCATAGTAGGCAATCAAAGCCGCATCTGCCCTGCCGTCATCTTTCTTTCTGGAAAAATACTGAGCGTATGCTGGGAGCAGCTGACACGCCCTTTCGCGGCTGCCGTCTTTACCAGGCGGCACTTTTAATGCTCGTTGCCAGGTTGTAGGCGGCACAGTTGTAATCGGCATATCAAGACCAGCCGCAACGCCCAACAGAACGCCGTAGCTTTTACCGAAATTGAACATTGATGAAACGCCCTGTCCTGGCATAGCGCCAACACGCTCGATACAAACAGGGCCGTGATTATCTCTTAAAATGTTAGCTATGAGTTGCGGGGATACAGATTTTTTCCCCCGCACCTCCATAATTGGCATATCGTGGATGTCGAGAACACCGTCATTGACATCAAAACAAACTAAAGCGCCGTTTAGGCCAGGATCTATTCCCCAGACAACCATTCATCCACCTGTTTTTTGTCAATCTTTGCACTGAAAACAGCCTCTACAGTCTTGCGGCCATCAGAATAATTGTAAATCATCCGCGCAGCGCGGACTCTGGTTGCGAGGTCTGTGCCTTCATCGTTCGCTATTCTATCGATGAGACTCATAACGTGGTTTTTTTCCATAGACCACGGCTCACACTCGACAATCCATTCCTCGAAAGTGTCGAGGTCATCGAACCTGTTGATCGGCAGTTTTATTACCTGTGCGCTCATGCCACCTCCTCAATAATATAATCAAGCAAATCGAACCGCTGGCCACGCCGCTTGGCTATAATAGCCAGGGCGCAAAGATGCGGTGAGGGAACGCGGCTATTCCTACGCCACTTATCAACAGCATCTCGCGTAATAGGTACGCCAGCCTCTGTTAATGTTCGCGCCGTAGCAGTCATACCACCGAAATCTCTCACGATCCGCTTGGCATCCATCGTTATTTTCATGTCTTGTAACCTGATGTCTGTCGTTGTCTTCCGCTACTGCCAACATTGCCACGGACGATTCTTCCGTGCAACAGTTTTTTTAATGACGATTTACTTCTAAATTATCCGTGGACATTTCTTACGCATTGTGTTTAGACTTCCGATCAACTTGCGTCAACAAAGGAGGTTATCTTGTCATCACACCTAACGTCCAGACTGGGCCGAGGTGCAGACGGTACAATAGATTTGTCGAAGCGTGTTTTGCAAAAGCAAGAGTTCGGCAACAGGTTGTATTCTGTAATGCTTGAAAAACAAATGAGCCAGTCAGACCTTGCCAGGGCAGCTGGTCTAGGGAGAGACAGTATATCAACATATGTAAGGGGCAGATCAGTACCTACACCATCTAGTTTGATTAAACTAGCAAAGGCACTAGGGGTTGATCCAGAGGCTCTTTACCCTAATTACGCCGCAAACGCAGCCGCGATAGATGAGCCAGTTTTGCAGTTCAAACAAGTGAATGACGGCAGCGGAATGATGTGGCTAACGGTAAACATGAAGATCGAGATGGCAAAGGCCGTCAAGGTTATGGAAATCCTTAATTCTAAAGATTGATATGCCGTATTTGTTATCGCAAAGCGAAACAGCATCATTGTTATCGGTGTCTGTTGATACGGTCAAAAGGTTAAGACAAAAAGGACAGCTGCCTACAATTCATGTGGGTCGATCTATAAGAATACCAGAGAGCGCTGTCATAGACTATGTGGAGAGAGTTACATGGCAAAAAGGCTACCGCCCAGGCTCGAGGCTGCGGACAACGGACAGTTCTATGTCATCTATTCAGCCAACGGAAGAAGCCAAAGAAAGAGCCTACGGACGGACAATCTATTCGTGGCAGAAGCTCGTTTCTCGGGGTGGCTAGAGCAGCACCAGAAAGACAGCCTGGTAGACGCTGATCCTAAGATAGAGGATTGCCTGGCCTGGTGGATGAGTCAGTGGATCGAGGGCCGGATGCTTTCGGAGAAACGCTATCCGTCTGTGGTCAACAATCTGAACGCCTATTTTGCTAAGAAGCGCGTCAGTGAGATCACCAGGGAACACAGCCTGGACTACGCCAGGCAGCGGCGTGAAGGTCGGATTGGCCGCTGCTCGGCTGCGGAAGGCACAATCAGACATGAATTGCAGAAGCTGAGAGCCTGTTTGCGCTTTATGACAGAGGCTATCGAGCCTCGAGAGCGCCGCATCAGTAGGGATCTGCTGCCGTTTATCGAGTTACCGCAACCATCGCCGCCCAGGAACCGCGTGTTGTCCCAGGGCGAGGTCGAGCGTTTGCGCGACTTTTGCTCTAACCTGGTATGGAACGGCCAAGGTCGGGCTGCGACAAATAGACTTAGTAAGGTCGGGCGCTTTATTTTGATTGCAATGGAAACCGCCCAGCGCAAGTCAGCGATCCTCAATCTGCAATGGCAACAGGTCGATCTGGACAAGGGTATGATACATTTTTTGCCAGCCGGAAAGCTGCAAACTATAAAACGCCGGCCAGCCCTGCCGATAAGCAGTCGGCTGCGGCCTGTCCTGGAGCGCAGCTTCGATGAGCGGGTGAACAGTTTTGTGTGTGACAACAATAACGATGTCCATGAGGCCATCAAACGTGTTGGCAAGGAACTGGATATTGACGGCCTATCGCCGCACGTTTTTCGACACACCTGGGCAACCAGGGCTGTCGAGTCTGGCGCTTCCCTGGAGAAAGTCGCTGCTTTTCTCGGCGACTCGATAGATACGGTGCGCGAGAACTATATGCACCTGTCGCCAGACTATCTGCGTGACGTTGTAGACCAGTTGTAGACAGCGCAAAGTAACAGCGCATTTGCGCCGTACAGCACATTTTGCGCTGTTGATGCACCCTACAGCGCCCTACAGAACCATTTATAAACCAGCAGAACGTATGTCGATCAACACTTTCAACAACATGGATCTTGGTGCGGCTGAGACTAAGTAGTTGCCCGAAAAACACATTGATGCCAATGGCTTGGCAAAATCGACACGCTGTTTTTGCGCTGTCAGTATATGTTCGGCGTGTTCTTGTCGATTAGCCTGGGGACGCAATACGCTGTTCTTTTCTTGTCCGCTGGAACCCTGTCCAGGTACTGGTAGTTGCCGTAGGTTTTTGTCAGCTGCGCTGCGAACCAATTACACCGCTCGATGTCGTAGAACATCATATCCTGGCTAATCAAGTTGTCGCCCATGTAGAGCATCAAGACAAAGACATGGATCAAAAGACCTTGGCTTCTTTCTTTTTGCGTCCGCCTCGCCCTGGGTAATACTCTTCACCAGTTGTCGCTTCGATAAACTCCCTTACAACAGAGTGCTTTGTGCGTGGGCTTGTGGCAACACCAGCAAACAACCCAGCAGCCGTCCCACCGTAAGGCCCAAGTCCTGGTGCTGAAGCCATCATAACGATCATGGTATTTACCGCTAGATCCCAAAATCCAATAGTCGCCTGGTATTCAGCTGCTACTGTGTTTTCGCTGTTGTTGCCGAAATAAGGCAGCACCCCAGCCATTCGTTGCAAGGCTTTGAGGTAGTAGCTTGCCGATGCCCCGACAACCATGTTGCTCAAGTCTGACTGATACCTGGTCGAGTAGAGAGAGTTCCATATCGGGTCAATCCGCCCAAGCAAACCCGCTCTCTGGAAAGCTATGAACAGCAAATAGAACTCAAGGTTATCCTTCTCACGCTCTTCGCGCAGTTTATCTGGGTTAAGCAGCATTTCGCGAACTGTGCTTACAAGCAGATGCCCACCGTAAAGAGTCAAAAACGCTGGAAGCATTTGCGTTCCAAACATAAGCCCCATAGATCCATAACCGCGTTGCTGCTTTTCGCGGCGCAGTTTATTGAGGCTGCCTAGCAACACATTCCGGCTGAACGCGGCCATGAAAGACTGGATGCCGTAAACCATCCGCCCCAGAGGGTGTTCCGCATAAAGTGGACGGTCAACGGATTTCGGATCTTGGATTGTCTGATCGATGAATCGCCCGATAGCGACAGACAGGATCTGCCCCATGTCGGTCATCTCGCCGTTCTTCTCCAGCATTTCATCGATGCTGGGCAGCTTGTAATCGCCGTTCCGCTGCTCGGCCATCCAGGCGGTGAACTGATCCAGGTTTGTGTCATTGACGCCAAAGTCACGGAAAATTTCACGGATTTGCTGTTTGCCCTGGGCGGAGGTGTTCGAGTCCTGGTACTCGGCTGCTATCTCAGCAAAGTATTGCAAGCCAGTTCTCATGGTGCTTCGGCGCTGGGCGTTAGTTAGCCCTTGCAGCTTTGTGCGTACAAAGAACCTACCAAGTCTTGCGTTCAGTTTAGGATCTTCTTGCAGTGTACCGCCCAAACGGTTTGCAACAACCTCACCAACAGACGGATCATCGATCACGCCCAGGACGTTTGCCAGCTGCCGATAGAATAGCGTCCGCCGTTTTGCGTCAGTGCTAACGATTGCCAGGGCTTCATCGAACACCTGGACAAATGTTTTAAGTCCCTTCCGTGCGCTGCCAGTAGTAACGCCAGCAGTCAGCGGCTCGGCGATAGATGACAATACCGCTCGGGGCAACAATGCCATCGTTCCAAACACATGGATGTAATCCAGGGCTTTTTTGCCCATGTAATCGGCTGATACATTGTCTGTGCCAGTGATCTTGCGGACAATCTGCCGCAGCTGCTGCAAGTCCTGGGTGTCGATACCCGCCTCAACGCCTCGAACCTCGAGCAAATAATCCAGGTAATCGCGGCGGCTGCCAGGGTTGTTCTTGTCCCGCAGCTTGGAGCCTGGCGGAACCAGGCTTTGGCCAAAGCGGCGCTCGTACTCGATCTTCCTGGTCACAGCTGGGATATACTGGTTCAGTGACTCGATGGGATCGAGGTAAAAGTCCACCATATATGTGTCGGCCTCTTTGGGCAGTTTGCGCTTTTTCGTAAAGCTGCCCTGGACACTATGCGCCCCAGGGTCTGTCGCAACCTGTTGGCCGATCCGCGTATACCAATCGTTTGCGGCTGCCTCTGCAAATGGCATCCGCACTTCTTCATACAGTTGCTCGTGCAGCAAAGCCAGTTCATCATTTATCTGGCTTATTTCTGCCTCATTCTCATCAGGGTCTAGCTTGTTCCGCTGCCGGATCAACGCTTGCGCTTCTGCAAGAAGTTCCAGCTGCTCGTCATTCATGTACCCCTGTGACTTTCTCGCTTTCCGCAACAGTTCGGTCAGCTGCTCTTCATTAGTTGTGTCGAGCGACCCCAGGTCGTTTTCGTATATAACGTCAGCATACAAGCCAATCGCGCCACGCTTGCCCTCTCCGTTGCCCAGGAACTTCTGTTTGTCGGACAACGCCAGAACGCTATCCAGCATCCGTGGCATATAACTACCGTCAGCCAGGTAGCCGATGTCGTAGCCGCTTCTACGCATATAATCGTACATAGGCTGCAAGATTTTAGTTCTGATTTCGCCAGCAGCCGAAGTAATTAGCGGGTCTGCGCCAGAAGCAGCATCCGCCTGGGCGTCTGGGTCAGCAGTTAGGATAAGGCGCAGCTGTTGCAGTTGCGCTTCCGAAAGCTGATCGATGTCATAGCGGTCTAGGATCTGCTTAAAGCGAATGGCAAACCGCCGAGACTCGCGCCGCGTTGCTTCCTCGAACGTACCGCCTTCGACAGTGACACGCATTTTTGTGCCGCCTGGATCTGTGGCGACTCTCGAAATGATGTCCTCGATGATGTTGTTTGCTCTTACGTTGCCCTTGTAACGCCGTGCAAGCGTAAACAAAATGCCGCGCTTGGCGTAAAAGATACGGTTCAGCACCATGTCTTCTACGTTAATAGCGCCTTTTCTCCAGCTACTAGCATCAGGGAAACGTGTTGGGCGCTCACGCTTTGCTTGTGTTTGCGCGGCTCTCCAGGCTCGCTTTTCGTTTTCAACCCATCCCCTGGCATCTTCCGGCTGGTTGTTAGGGTCAATCTGCGCTGCAAAGTCTAGCCGTGCATCGATCAAATCGTAATCGCCAGGTGCAGCAGACGGTCCACTTTCAAACGCTTCTGTCCGCAGCGCTTCCATTAAGCGATCCATCGCCAGGAAAATGTTGTTCCGATCAGCCTCATTAGGATATGTCATTGCCAGGCGGATGTCAGATCCCTCAACTTGCTCGAGGGTCATTTCATACGCTTCGCTTTCCATCGTGATAAATTCAGTCGTGCCGCCTCTGTTTTCGACATTCCTGGCGACATATGCCTCAAACGCCCTGGCAAACATTTCTGTTGGTCGCGTCCAGTAATCTGGGTCTGAGTTTGTAGCAACAGCAAAGTCTTCAGCATCCTTGCGGTACTGAGTCCGGCCTACCTTTGACCTGGTGCTGCCTTCTTTCAAGCGCCGCAGCTGCTCCTCAAGCTGCACCAGTTTCTTAGTTGTCTTACCTGTCTTAGCCTCATATGCCTGGGTCTTGGCGATTTGCTGCTCGACTTCCATGATCTTCGCGGCCAGTTCAGCCTTATCAAAGAACATAGCGTTGATAAGGTTGCCCATCGCGTCAGCAACAGATTGTGGTGCGCCGTCTTGCCAGGGACGCTCATTAGATTCCATGTTAGAACGGATACGGCCAGTGATGCCACGGCCCCACTCTTCGCCAAATTTGTCCAAAATATGGTAGTCCAAAGCATGGCCCCACTCATGGGCAAAGCTGTTTGACCGTTTCGGCATAATGACCACTGGCGCTGGGACAGCACCAACATCAGACTGTGTGGGGGCGGCTGGGCCACCCTGTTTGTTGATGTAAGCAGCCAGGTATCCGCCCCATGCTCTGCCAGGCAAAGCAAGGCCAAGGCTGTTGTCCAGGCCGATTGCGTTATACGGCAGCCCCAGGGCGTGAGTCATCCACTGAAGATTGCGGTAAGCATCGAGCAAAGCCTGGACGCCATCGTATGGGTTGGTCTTAGGCTTCGCTATGTATTTGAACCCAAATTTGTCTGTCATCAATTTTGACAGGATGCGGAATTGCTTTTCTGGCGTGTAGTTGACAGCCAGGTTGGGGTCTTCGCCAGCATCACGGAACGCCTGTAGGAATACAGACTGTCTTAGGGTTTCTTTTTGAGCCAGTAATACTCGGCCTGATTTTGTTCCTCTTGTGCTGCCTTCGGCTGCGTCTTCTCTGAGGATGACGGTTGCTGCGTCTGAGGTCGTTTGACCTCGCCGTAGTTGAGCATCCGGCGCGACACTTGCTTCCAGGGTATCTTGTGATCCGGCGTTGTCATCTACTGTCCCCCTTATTTCTTCAGCCAAATTACGGATTTCATTCTCGATGGCTACGCCTCGAGAATCAATCTCTGGGTCAAACAAAATGTTTTTAACTTTGAAAACAGCCGGAACATCACCCTTCTGAACGATCATGGTGGGGGTGTAAGTCTCACCAAAGATCTTCTGAATAGGTGCGTTTATTTGCAATGCTGGCTTTGTCTTGCCGTTGGCAGTCTTTAAGTCATCAGGATAACGGTTAGCTAGATCTTCACCAATTTTTACGCTGACTCTCACGCTCTCGCCAAGAGAGGACGTTTGGATCTTAGAGTTTACACCCTCAAGACCAAGCGCACTAATCCGGCGCTGTAATTCAGCTGCAACAGATGCTCGGCTTGTCGGGTCGTAATTAAGACCGCCTGTTACTTGCCCAGCTTCTTGGGTATTTGCTGGATTGACCGCTCCAGTATCCTGGCCGCTTCCCTGGCTGCTGGTACTTTGTGCTTGTTGGCTGCTCGGCGCAACGCTGTTGCCATCGCCGCCTTCGGGGAGGAGGCTCCCTTGCCCTTCGTCTGTGCCATCGGCCTTCCTTTCTGCTCTACGGCGAGATGCCTGGATCACATCAACTGGTGTCGTTGGATCTTCAAACAGCCCATCCGATTTTCGGTTCCCAGACTCCTCAACATAGAAGTCCAGGACATCTTTCATAAATTTTTGCGACTTAGCGCGAGTTAAGTCATCGTTATACAAAGAGCGGACAAGCGCTTCTACTATTGGGTCAGCATCGCTAAATGCGTCTTGCTGCGCGAAATAATCGCGTGGCTTGATGCCCCTGTCCCGCAAATTGCTTATTAACTTAGCAGCATCCGCTATTTGCTGCGATACGTCAAACTCTGGCCGCACATCGCCAGCAGCAATATCTGCTTTCAACTGGCTCAGTTTAGGCGCATTAGCCATCATCGCGTTACTGATAGCCTTGATGTTGTCATCCGTGCTGTCCAGCATAATCGCAAGAGCGTCAGTATCGTTGTAAGCGCTGGCCAGGATAGCGTTCTGCATACGCAACACGCCCTCTTTAGTCAGCTGCCCATCACGGCTCATGGCGTTTTGCTCATTCGGGGCAACGACACTGGCGATAAACTGATCCACAAAAGCGCGGTTTTCCGATGAGGTCAGATCACCACCAACGTAAGAGTTGATGATGTTCTGTGTCATGGCTCGAGCATCGCGCTGCGCTCGTTCTGTGGATGACATACTAGCAATCGATGACCTGTTAGAGCGGTCAGCAAAATCAACCAGCTGCTCGATGGTCATGTCGTCTTCTAGCTTGAAAACTAGAACTGGGTTCGGGAAATTAGCACCATCTGCACGGCCATAGTTAGCAACTGCTTGCCTGTATTCCGCCGCCTTTTCTGGGAAATTGTCATAAACTGCACGGAGCGAAAGTACGCGGCCATTGCCAGATAAAATCGTCCCATCTCTAGCGATGATCGGAGCGCCAGTGTCTGTTGTGGGGCTGTCCATCAGCATTTCCGGCATTAGGTTTGCTGCGCGGCGTTGCGCTTCAACATCGCTCTCTTTCAGTGATCTGTCTCTTGGTTGGAGGATGCCGGACGCTGCCTTGAGGTCAGATATGTCAACCACGACAGGCACAACATTTACTTTTGTTTTGCCGTCTGGTGTTGATTTTTGCTTCGCTATTGGTGATCCAGTCGGCGAAACATTGACAGACAGGATCTCCTGGCCTGGCTCCGGCGCTTGCGGGTTCACCTTTGGCGCTTCGGCTGTTGGTTGTTCAACAATACGCGGCTCAACTGGTGGCTGCTCAACAACAGGCTGTTCAGCGACAGGCTGTTCAACAATACGCGGTTCAACTGGTGGCTGCTCAACAGGCTGTCCCGCGACAGGCTGTTCAACAATACGCGGCTCAACTGGCGGCTGTTCAGCGACAGGCTGTTCAGCGACAGGCTGTTCAACAATACGCGGTTCAACTGGTGGCTGTTCAGCGACAGGCTGTTCGGCTGGCGGCTGGTCAAACGGATTGGTTGTCTCCGTTGTCTCTGCTGGCTTGATTGTTGTTTCTGGATCTACAAAACCATATGCCTGAGAGTTCGGGTTCAACAAGTCTCGCGCAACTGTTGAAGCTGCTTGCTCAGTGGCTGCTTGCTCGAGGGTGTTAAGTTCGTTTTCAATAGCCGTGTCTTGTGCTGCCCTGATGTTCCCAGGCAAACTTGTGGCTATCTCGATAGCGCCTATCGGCCCTTCGGCAACACCTTCTAGGATGATTTCACCTGGAGAAAACGTATCACGGAAGCCAAATGTTTTTTCACCTTGCTGGGCGGTCAGTTCACCGCCAGCGCCAAACAACATTTGTTGTCCAGTTTCGGCAAAAGTTCTGCCTGTAATATTAGCCGCGCTACCGCCTTTAGTAATACCCGAAGCAATAAATTTACCTGACAAGCCCATAGACAAGGTGTCAAATATTGCAATCGGGATGCCTCTAATTGTGCCTCGCTCTCTCGCTCTGCTCCAAAACTCTGGGTCATTGACCAGTTCCATCAAGGCTTTTTCATCTTGAGGGTCTACGCCAGAAGAAATTATCTCTTCGTTTAGGACTGATGTGTATTCAGTCCCAAAAGACATAACACCCGCAGCCCCCGCAGCAGGGACGGGTTGGCCCATCAAAGTGCCGATAACCAAGGTAGCTATTTGAGGCGTGGACATTACCAGTGACTCACCAGTAACGCTTAAAGCAGCTATTGGATTGTTGCCGATAGCTTTAATCGAATCCCACACGCCTTTGGCTTCCGAGATTTCTCTCAAACCATCCTGTATTTCTTGGGGTGCTTTGGGGAATATTCTCTCTAACTCAGAAAATCTTTTAATAAAATCTTCTGGCTTGCGCAGACCTGTATCGAGCAACAAGGTGTTCCAGTTTTGGAACATCCGGCCAAACCCACGGCTCGCAAAGTTGTTGCTTGCCTGGTAATTGTTGGCCTTTTGTATAGCGTAAGCAGCCTGTGCTTCACTTACTGGCCCCATGTCAGTCTGACTGTTAACCTGGAACCAGCTTCCATCATCAAGCTGGAACACGTTAGTAACGCTTGGGTTCTTTATGTCAAACAGCGCTGCTTTTTCCTGGGTTGGCCCTGGTTGCGCCAATATTCTGTCAATCCGATCACGCAATGCCTGGTCTTGAGCAGACGCTGATAGATCCTCGATCTCACTTTTACGCAGTTCGGCGATTGTGTTTGAGCGCTGGACAGCAGCGCTTACAGCCTCCTGCTCAGATCCAAAGCGCGGTATGTCTTCCAGTTTGATCGTGCCATTCTGTATTAGCTTTTGAGTAAGCTGCGCTGCGGCCTCTGGCGACATAGGTACGCCCTGGATGATCGTTGGGATATTAAAGAACACACCAGGCATAGGCATACCTAGCGCTGTGCCAGGCACAGTCGCTGTGCGCTCTGTAGCGATGTTCCCATCATCAGTGATGACCAGTGGACGATTAACGTCAATCGGATAACCAGCTGGGTCTACCTGGCCTCTATCCAATGATTGCTGACCAGCAGCCAAGGCTTGCTGGATCTCGGCATCAGATGACGCCGCTCGATCAGCCGGAGACATACTAAACGGATCTCCGGCAAGGGCTTGTAATGGGTCTGCCGGAGGCGTGACGGCTGACGGAAGCGGGGAGGAAACGCCTTCGTCATCTACAGTAGGAGGCTCCTGCCCATCAGCCCCCAGCAGCTGGTTCTGTGAAGATTGGAAAGCGTTTGCACCGCTACTAAATGCGTTGTTGCTTGGCATCCCCTGGTCAAAGGGGTTGCTGTTCTTCACATCTTCTGTTTCTGATCCGAAACCAACATCAAACGGATTGTCCATCCGGCCCCCCTATTGGAAGTTGTATTGAACAACATACTCGGCAACACCAGCTGCCTGGTCTTGCGGATAGCCAAGATTAGCTAGGCCGTTGGTTATCACTCTGATCCTGTCTTGGTTGTTTGTCGCTGCTTTCAACGCCTGGCTGTCGCCCATGATTTTGAAAACAAACGCAGGGATTTTTACTTTGCTGTCGTAAATCGTCCCACGGTCATACGGTATGTTGTAAACGGACTGAGCGACTGGTTGTTGGCCAGGCGGCGTGTCGGCTGTTCGCAGTGGGAACTTCGTGTTTATCAAATCGTAAATCACACCAGACGCTGCTTGCGTGTTTTTGCTCGTTTGGTAATTAGCAGCGCCCTGGTCAATAACGTATTTTCTTACCCCAGTCGGAACCTCTAACTCCAGGTCAGTAGCAAGCTGATCGAACGCCTGGCCCAACCTAGTTTGGACAGCCGGAGTGACGGTTGCTGGCTTGTTGTTAGCCGCCGCTGATGATTGCCTTAGAGCCTCATCTCCAGGAATGACGTACTGGCCATCATCGTTTTTCTCGATGCCCAAAGACTTGGCCGTGGCTTCATCCATGTAGACATCTTCTTTGCCCACCTTGACAACAACCTGGCCAGGCTTCGGCCCACCATCAAGGACGTACAAACCGTTTTCGTCTGGCTGCAACTTGAGGATCTTGCCAGCGTCTGGGCTAAGAACGACTTTCTTGCCTGGCTCAACAACGATTTCAATATCACGGTTATTGTGTTTCCACTTCTTAAAGGATATTTCTGCGTTGGTGTTTGTAACAGATGTTGTGTCACGGCTATCAACATCGTACTTCTTGCCTTCCAACACCCGATCAGCCTTGTATTGTTCCCACTTAGTTTGAGCAATATTGTCGGCATCGTTCATTGTAATCTTGGTCTGGTTATCTCTTATGTTACTAGAATTAGCCGTTGCATTATCGCGAATGTTATCGCGGTCCCCTTGGCCACCTTCGCCGTATCGTGCGTTTGTGTCACGATCACCTTGACCACCTACGCCATATCGCAGGTTATCTTCGCTTCCAGCGCGAGCATCAGTTGTTGTTAATTCTGTTTGAGCAAAACCAGGGTTTTGATATTTGCCGCCGCCTGGAGACAGCATCAAAGCGCCACGCTGCGCCTGGCTATTGTCGCCCCCAAGTATCATGCTTTCCGCCAAGCGGCTGCTCTGTGCGCCACCGATATTATTAAGGGCTTTGGTCATTTGGTCGGCGTTGCCATAGTTGCCAAGGAAAGTTCTAGCCAGGTTAGCAAGACCTTCGTTTGAAACCCTTTCCTGGTTCGCTGCTGGCGGCCCCATAAAGTCTTCTCTGATAATGTTTCCGCCAAGGCCCATAGCATTTACCAAAGCGTTTTGAAAAACTGGCAGATTTGCAAGAGCAGCGCCTGACTCAAACAGTTGCTGGTCAGACACATTCTTTTGGTCTTGCCCTACTTTCTGAGAATCGTAGTAACCAGCCTTGGCTTCAGAGGCTTTGGCTGCGGCTAACGATGCGTCATCTTGCGCGGAGCCAATCAGCGCCCTGGTCAGGTTGCTAATGCCCTGCTGCAAATATGGATCCATCGCGTAAGGATTTGCTCGTGTAGCCATGATAAACCTCTAACCGTTATACAGCCCATAGTTCGTGCCAACCTGGCCACCAGCCATAAGAAGCTGTGCCATTGGGCTGTACGCTTTCTGGTTTGCAGCTTCCAATTCGGACTGAAGAACGCTGCTATTGCCCTTCATAAAGTTGCCCATCATTTGCCCAACAGCCGCGCTGTTGTTCATTTGTGGCGAAATAGTGCTTTGCAGAAATGAGCCAAATGAATTTAGATCTGCAAGTTTCTGGTTTTGGTCTTTGCCAAACGCTGTTGCGGCAGCAAGTTCTGCCTGGTTCGTGTCTTGTATCAGAGATGGTGCGCCGCGTTGAGCGGTTGTTGATACTACGTTAGCGTCTGTCGCAGCATCAAACAAAGCAGCCAAACGAGCAGCCT